GAAAAAACCACACGCGCCAAACTGACTACACGCAAGATCAAACAAGTTTTACCTGCGGCAGGGCTAGGGTGTGTGTTTGAATTGCAAGGTCTGTCTAGCCGCTTCAAAGCCATGCAACGGCCTGGTGAAAATCAACACTATGCCAGAGTATTGCAATTAGGCATGGCACATATTTTTTATGGTTTTTGTGACGCACACAAACCTGATAGTTGGAGAATGGTCTAGTGCCTAAAGCAATTATATCAAATCGTATTTACATGGATAACCCTGGTGTTGAGCATACCAAAAAGGTTATCAGTGAGCTTACATACAAAATCAAAAAAGACACTGGGTCAAAGAAATTTGCTACAGTTGAAACTATCAAAAACTACAAAGTACTGCCCAAAGGCATACTCAGTATCCCACAAGGCCGTCTAGACTTGGTTCCAGACGACTACGAGGTCATTGACAAACGCATAGTAGACCATATACCTTTTCCTGACCCTAAGTTTGAACTAAGACCAGAGCAGCAGGTAGTATATGACCCAATCGACGATACTTGTTTCATCAACGCACTGGTTGGATGGGGTAAAACATTTACAGCACTACACCTTGCACACAAGTTTGGTCAAAAGACCCTTGTTATCACACACACGGCTGCTCTCAGAGATCAGTGGTGTGAAGAAATCGAAGTGCTGTTTGGACACAAACCTGGAGTAATCGGCGGAGGACAGCTAGACTATGAAGACCACTTTATCACAGTTGCCAACATACAGACCCTTGCTAAAATTGCTGGTGATTTATCTAAGGAGTTTGGGTGTATTATCCTTGATGAGGCCCACCACTGTCCTGCCACTACGTTTGCACAAACAGTGGACGCTTTTCACGCACGATACCGTATTGCGCTGTCAGGTACAATGATTCGCAAAGACGGTAAACATATTCTGTTCCGTGACTACTTTGGACCAGTGGTATACAAACCACCACAATCAAATACACTAACACCCACAGTGCACATTGTTAAATCTGGGATTACGCTAAAACCAGGCGTTCCTTGGGTTGAAAAAGTCACGGAGTTATTGGAGTCAGAAAAGTACAGGCAGTTTATTGCAACTATTGCATTAATGCATATGCAAGAAGGTCACTCGGTATTGGTTATTGCTGATCGAGTGGAGTTTTTACACAAAGTGAAAGAATACATTGGCGAAGATTGCGCGGTTGTTACAGGCGACACAGAATACGAAGACAGACAACACATCAAGCAACAAGTACTTGATGGAACCAAAAAAGCCATTTGTGGGTCGAGGCAAATCTTTTCAGAAGGCATATCTATTAACACGCTCAGCTGTGTTATCCTTGCAGCCCCAATGAGCAACGACAGTTTGCTAGAGCAGATTGTAGGCCGAGTTCAGCGATTACACGAAGGCAAGTTAGATCCCCTAGTTGTAGATATTAACTTTGCTGGTTACGCAGATAAAAAACAAAACAACGATAGGCTGGCGCTCTACTTACGTAAAGGCTGGCAGGTAATAACAGCATGATAAAATTTACACTTGCAGCAGTGTGGTCTTTATGCTATAATATAGTCTAAGTTAATCATTATGGCACTCTTTTTTAACCTGGATTTATTAGAAACAGAAACAAATTGCGACCCTAAATTGATGTTAAGTATGCTGGAAAGGCACTTTAGCAAAAAGCTTATACCGAAAAACCACCACGAACTAAATAGTTTTAAAAACTTGTCGGGTCACAGCTTCTTGTTAAATGCCCAACCTCTTTTCTCCGAAACTTGCGATATTGCACACAAAGCGCAATACATTAGACTTGCAGGAAGGCGTGACTATAGCTTATACAAACTTTACCGAGTAGTTTACCTAGACTTGAGTTATTTCAAAGACATTGACTTAGATGCTTTAAAACACAACCCGCTGCTCACAATCACAGACAACAAAATTTACTTTAAATACGAAAACAACTAACATGGCAATCTCATTTAAAAATACCAAAGGCAAAGCAATCTCAAACAAAGTTGAGGCTTATGAATACAAAGACGGTGAAAACACAGTTAGACTGATTGGCGGAGTTCTGCCACGCTACGTCTACTGGCTCAAAGGGGCTAACAACAAAGACATTCCAGTTGAGTGCTTGGCTTTCTCTCGTGACAAAGAAAAATTCGACAACATCGAAAAAGATCACGTTCCAGCATTTTTCCCAGACTTGAAGTGCTCGTGGTCATACACAGTTAATTGTATTGACCCCAAAGATGGCAAAGTCAAGGCGCTTAACTTGAAAAAGAAACTATTTGAACAAATTGTTTCAGCGGCCGAAGATTTGGGTGATCCTACCGATTTCGATACAGGTTGGGATGTAGTTTTCAAGCGTACCAAAACAGGACCACTGGCTTTTAATATCAGCTACGACTTGAGTGTATTGCGTTGCAAACCACGTCCACTAACCGATGCCGAGCGTGAAGCCGCAACAGCAGCTAAATCAATTGATGAAAAGTACCCTCGCCCAACAGAAGCCGAAGTACTAGCCCTATTGGAAAAAGTAGCATCTAACTCCGACGAAGGTGATGAGGCTGACACAGCAGCATCCGAAGCAGTCAAAGAACTAGGTTGATAATATATAGCCCGCAATCCTAAAAAGCTTGCGGGCTATTTTGTCTGATAAAACAATGAAAATACTATTTACAGCAGACGTACACATCAAACTAGGTCAAAAGAATGTTCCAGTGGAGTGGTCACGTAATCGCTTCCGCTTATTCTGCGAACAGTTTAGTGAAATGCAACATAGTGCAGACCTGGTAATTGTAGGCGGTGATGTGTTTGACCGATTGCCTACCATGGACGAAGTTGAGTTATACTTTGACTTTGTAGAAAGCTTTCACAAGCCTACACTAATCTACCCTGGCAATCATGAGATGTTGAAAAAAGACTCAACGTTTCTAACCAATCTTAAAAAGTCCACGCACCGCTTAAATCCACTAGTAAGCATGCTTGATGATTACTATGAAAATGCAGGATTTGACTTAGACATTATTCCTTACAATAAGCTCAAAGACTACGAAAAACATGGTCGTGATTTTGGTGGTCGTATCTTATGCACACACGTTCGTGGCGAGATTCCTCCACACGTAAAGCCCGAAGTCGATCTAGACTTATTTAACCGTTGGCAAGTTGTGCTAGCTGGCGACCTACACAGTTATGAAAACTCTCAAAGAAATATTCTTTACCCTGGTAGCCCTTATACTACTAGCTTTCATCGTTCCAGGGTTGATACCGGTGCTATTTTGCTTGATGCTGATAGCTTGGAACATACGTGGCTTAAATTCAACTTGCCGCAACTTATCAAGCGAACAATCGCCGCTGACGAGACGCCAGTGGCTACGGACTTTGATCACACCGTTTACGAAGTCCAAGGTGATATGCAAGAACTCGGAGAACTAGCCGATTCAGAGCTAATCGCTACCAAAGTGCTAAAACGTGATACAGACTCCGCCCTGATGCTTGATGCAGAGATGACCCTAAATCAGGAAGTTCGAGAGTATGTAACCTATATTCTAGAATTACCCGAAACCACAGTAGACAAAGTTCTACAGGAGATGCAAAATCATGCAGAAAAATTCACATAAATCAGCGCAAGTATGGTCACAAACAAACTGCCCAGCCTGTACTGAGGCAAAGCGACTACTAGACTTGCATGGCGTACGGATTGAAGAACGTATGCTTGGTATTAACGGGTATACTAAAAAAGATTTAATTGAACTAGTTCCAGACGCTCGCAGCGTACCTCAAATCTTTTTAGATGGTGTGTATGTTGGCGGGTTGCAGGAGCTAAAAAGAAAACTAGCAAATGATAACAATAAAAACACTAGCATGGTCTAACGCATTCAGCTATGGTGAGGGCAACAAGATTGATTTTGTTGCTGCACCACTTACACAGCTTGTAGGAAAAAACGGTCACGGCAAGAGTTCTATTGCCCTAGTACTTGAAGAAGTACTGTTCAATAAAAACTCCAAAGGCATTAAAAAGGCCGATATTCTTAACCGGTATGTAAAAGACAAGCACTATGCAATCGAACTAGTGTTTGACCGAGATGGTACAGAGTACAAGATCGAAACACGTCGTGGCACTACTCAAACGGTTAAGTTGTACAAAAATGGTGTGGACATTAGTGCACATACTTCCACAGCCACTTATAAAATTGTTGAAGAAGTAATCGGCATTGACCATAAAACTTTTAGTCAAATTGTTTATCAGAGTAATGCATCAAGCCTAGAGTTTTTAACTGCTGCAGATACTGCGCGTAAAAAGTTCCTTATTGAAATCCTAAACTTGGGTCGTTACACTCAAGCACAAGAAGTCTTCAAAGAAGTAGCACAAGAGTTAAGCAAAGACATTGCCTCAACGCAATCACAGGTAAACACAGTTGTTGCCTGGCTAGACAAATACTCTAAGGTTGACTTAACCCCAAAACAGCCAGTAGAGGTACCCAACTTAGACTCACAAGTATTGCAAGAAGCAGCTAAACTAGAAGTAGCTATTCAGGGTGTAGAATCTACCAACAAAAAGATTGCACAAAACAATACCTACAAACAATTACAGTCTAAGATTACAATCTTACCACTGCCAGAAAAACCAGAAGAAGACGTAAGCACAAAACAAACGATTGTATCACAGCTTAATACCACATCAATTGAGCTGCAAAAAACAGTAAAAGATGTTGAGGCGTTTGTCCAAAAAATGAACAAACTACAAGGTAATTGCCCTACTTGTTTACAGTCCATAGACGTTAACAAGATTGCCGAACTTGTAAGTGAGCAAGCTGCAATAAAGCAAGCCGCCTTAGAAAAATTGGACAAAGCCACACAGTCTCGCAAAGATATCACACAAGACTTAAATGCACACGCACAGAAAGTCTTAGCTTGGCAACAAGCACAGCAAAGTCAAGCGGACTGGGAAAAGTATCACTTACTTATTGACACAGAACTGCCAGATGTTGTGCTAGATAAAGCTACACTACAATCTGATCTTGCTGGACTACAGTACAGTATTGAAACTACTCGTACTCGTATACAAGCTGCTGAAAAAACCAATCAAGCAGTAAGTGCACATAATTCTAAAGTTGACACTATTAGTAAGCAACTGGCAGAAATGTCCGAGGAGTTAGAAACTTATAGTGGTCGACTGCACGAGTTATCAGAGCGTATGAGCATTGTTAACGTGCTCAATA